GGACTGATGAGCGAGGTCTGTTGATCGCCGCTAAGCCCCGCAAGATGGTCATCCCGCCAGCTCTGCAATTCGTTGCTACTCGTCTGTTGGAAACCAGCCTCCGTGTTGGTACCGCTGACAACGACCTCAACGCACTGAAGAACAACGGCTCGATCCCTGAAGGCTACGTCGTTAACCACTTCTTGACCGACAACAACGCTTGGTTCCTTTGCACCGACGTTCCAAACGGCATGAAGCACTTCGAGCGTACTCCGTTGAGTAACTCTATGGATGGTGACTTTGATACCGGGAATGTAAGATATAAGAGTCGTGAGCGATATTCCTTTGGATATTCTGATCCATTGGGTATGTGGGGCTCATCGGGCTCGTCTTAAAACGACCTGCAAGCCCCTGATCACGGGGGTTTGAGAGAAAGGGAGCTTCGGCTCCCTTTTTTGTTGCAATTTTCTACCATTGTGATATAAACAAGGCACCCCGGACTTCCGGTGTATCTGACGGCTCCGGGCCGACGACATGCAGACAGATACGCCCCAACTTGCATGTAAGGAACTACCATGGCTAAAACCACCTTTTCTGGCCCAGTCCGTTCGGACAACGGCTTCCAAATCCCCGTCGTTACTACTGCCAATTTGCCAGCTTTTGCTAGCGTAGTCGCAGGCACAGCCTATATCGTTTCTGATAATGGCGCAGGCAACGATGAGTTCTGTATTGTTATCAGCACGGGCGCTGCTTGGGTCACTGCTGTCGGCGCGGCCCTTAGCTAATAGGAGCATCTGATCATGATGCAAACTGACGTCAAGGCCACGTCGCTGGCGGCATCGGGCTCTGTCCTTGGGCAGCGCACCCGCGTGCGTGGGGCCTTAGTAGAACCCGGCACAAGCGCAGGCAGTGTTGTGTTCAAGGACGGCGGAGCAAGCGGCGCTACCGTTTTTACGATTAACACCACAGCTAACGGAGAACCCTTCAGCGTAGTGATCCCTGGCGAGGGCGTGCTGTTTCTGGCAGATGTCTACGCGGTGCTCACAGACGCTAAAGTAACTGTTTTCTATGGCTAAAGAAAAGTCAGCAGCATGGACGCGCAAAGAAGGCAAGTCCGACAAGGGCGGCCTGAACGCGAAGGGCCGAGCGTCGTACAACAAAGCCAACCCCGGCAAACCCGGTCTGAAGGCCCCTCAACCCGAGGGCGGCAGCAGGCGCGACTCTTTTTGCGCCCGGATGACCGGTATGAAAAAGAAGTTGACCAGCGAGAAAACGGCTAAAGACCCCAACAGCCGCATCAACAAATCGCTAAAAGCGTGGAAATGCTGACATGAAAAACGAAGTCGCTGAATCCGTAAAACCTCTAGTGGACGTTTTGTCTATTGCCACCGTATTGGGGACTCTTGCCGATATGCTCCCATCTGTTGCTGCTATTTTTACGATAATTTGGACGAGCTTGCGGATTTGGGAAACGGATACGGTTCGTGGCTGGACGGGACGCAACCCGAAAGAGTAAAAGGGCCCCGCAGAAAGTGGGAAAGTGTTTCTTCAACGCGGCCAACAGCCGCACATTTTTAAAGGTGGTGATACTATGGCTTCCAAAATGAACCCCGGCTTTACGGCCATGATGGCAAAGAAAAAAGACACTGGTAAGGGCAAAGACGCGATGGCCAAACACGCAGCTAAACCTGCATCCAAAGCACACGCAGGCCTCAAAGACGGCGGCATGGCCAAGATGGCTATGGGCGGTGGGGTCCACAGAATGCCAGACGGCTCCATGATGGCAGGGGGCATGAAAAAAGGCGGCATGGCCAAGATGAAGCACGGTGGCACGACCAAGATGGCCAAGGGCGGCGGTATTGAGTCCAAGGGTAAAACCAAAGGAAAGATGGTGTAATTATGGGACTCAAACTAGGCGATATTTCTCCCCTTGCTGGGATGCTGACAGGCAAAGGCGCGATGGGCGATCTGATGGCAAGCGGCCTTGGTGGTGTGCTCGGCTCCACAATTGCACGCAATGCGCAAAAGAAAGACGAAGCGCAAGAACGCGCTCAGGCTGAAGCCCGTGCGCAGGACGAAATGGCTGCGGCTAAAATGCAGAGGGCACGCGGCATGAAAAAAGGCGGCGCAGTCAAGAAAATGGCTTCGGGTGGCTCCACGTCTTCGGCTTCCAAACGGGGTGATGGTTGCGCTCAACGCGGTAAAACACGAGCATGAGACCCAGCCGAGGCATGGGGGCAATCTCCCCCAGTAAGATGCCCGGCGGCAAGAATAAAGCCCGCACGGCCAGCACTTCCTGCACAACGTTCAAGGACGGCGGTAAGGTCAACGCTGCGGGCAACTATACGAAGCCCGAGATGCGCAAGCGGATCGTGAGCCAAGTTAAGTCCGCTGCTACCCAAGGTACAGGCGCTGGAAAATGGAGCGCGAGAAAAGCCCAGCTGGTGGCCAAGAAGTACAAAGCTGCAGGCGGCGGGTACCGGGACTGACATGAAAGCACCGCAAAAGTCGCTCAAGGATTGGACGGCCCAGAAATGGACCACAAAATCTGGCAAACCGTCTTCCAAGACGGGGGAGCGCTATTTGCCTGAGAAAGCCATACAATCGTTAAGCCCCGCCGAGTATGCTGCCACCACAAAGGCCAAGCGTGCTGGTAAGGCCGCAGGCAAGCAGTTCGTAGCCCAGCCCAAGCGTATCGCAAAGAAAACAGCAGGGTTTAGATAATGGCAACTTCAGGCACAGCGGCGTTTAACATGGATCTCACGGAGCTTGTGGACGAGGCTGCGGAGAGGTGTGGCTACGAAATTAGGACCGGATACGACCTGAGGACTGCACGGCGTTCCTTGAACTTGTTGTTCGCAGATTGGGCAAATCGTGGCGTGAATATGTGGACTTTTGAGCAGGGCTCGATCACCATGATTCCGGGCCAAGCCACGTACGACCTGCCAGCAGATACAGTGGACCTCTTGGAGCACGTCATTCGCACAGGGGCAGGCAGCGCAGCTACACAGGCCGACTTGACCATCACCCGCATTAGCGTGTCCACGTACGCCACGATCCCCAACAAACTGAGCCAAGCCCGTCCGATTCAAGTCTGGATTGAGCGCCTGCAAGCAGCTCCAAGGATCACAGTGTGGCCCACCCCCGATGCCAGCCAGACCTACACATTCGTGTACTGGCGCTTGCGCCGCATTGATGACGCTGGAAGTGGTGTGAACACCATGGACGTCCCATTCCGTTTTATCCCCTGCATGGTTGCAGGACTGGCATACTACTTGGCCCTGAAGGTGCCCGGTGGCTTGGAGCGCTTGGGCATCTTGAAGCAGCAGTACGACGAAGCATGGCAGCTTGCTGCGGATCAAGACCGGGAAAAAGCGAGTGTCAGATTTGTCCCACGCCAGATGTATATCTAGTCATGGGGAATAAGTTTGCTTCTGGTAAAAACGCGATCGCGGAATGCGATCGTTGCGGCTTTAGGTTCAAACTGACGGAGTTGCGCAAGGAGATAGTTAAGGGCAGACTAATTAACATCCTTGTGTGCCGCACCTGCTACGACCCCGATCAGCCACAGTTGATGCTAGGGACCTTTCCGGTTGACGATCCGCAAGGTCTTCGCAACCCCCGCCCAGACCGTAGCTACGTGGCTTCAGGCCCGCTGGCAAACGGAAATCAAGGCGAAGGCAGTAGAAACATCCAGTGGGGATGGAATCCGGTAGGCGGATCAAGATTTTTTGACGACGCGTTGACGCCAAACCGCTTGGCTTTAGACGTACAAATCGGTATAGTTAGCGTAAGTACGACATAAGGAACTCTCATTATGGCCACCAAAGTAAATAACCTCGATGCCGCAGCATATGCCAAGCCCCACACCATGGCGGGCAAATCCGTGACTGTCGAAGCCAACCCCGGCAAGGGCGTAAACTGCAGCAAGCTCGATACATACGACGTGAGCATTGGCAATATCAGCAAGTCCGCAGGCAGCGAGCAGACTAAAACCGCGGGTATTGTGACGCGGGGTAACGGGGCAGCCACTAAAGGCTGCACGGCACGCGGACCCATGGCGTAAGCCGGGTAGAGCATGACGAATTCCGAGCTTCAAGCTGCAATTGTCTCGTATACAGAAAATACGTTTCCGGACACGTACTTGGCGGACGGCACGGTTGTGTCTAGTGTCCAGCAGATCAATCGACTTATTCAGCAGGCGGAAGAGCGCATTTTCAATACGGTGCAGTTCCCGTCTTTGCGTAGAAACGTCACGGGCTTCACATCGGCAAACAACAAGTATCTGGCTTGCCCTAACGACTTTTTGGCAACGTACTCCATGGCGGTCGAAGTGCCGGGCTACGGGCAGGAGTTTTTGCTCAACAAAGACGTCAACTTTATCCGCCAAGCCTACCCGTTGGCGACCGATACCGCGACCCCGAAGTATTACGCCTTGTTCGGGCCCTCGTTTGCTACCGGTACGGAGTTGAGCTTCATTCTTGGCCCTACGCCAGATGAACGATATGCGGTTGAGCTGCACTACTTCTTTTACCCCGAGTCCATCACCGCTAGCGCCAATGGCACGTCGTGGCTCGGAGACAACTTTGACCCCGTGTTGTTGTACGGCTCTTTGGTTGAGGCTGCCACCTACATGAAAGCGGAAGCCGACATGGTGGCGTTATACAATGGCAAATACCAAGAAGCCCTAGGTATGGCTAAACGTTTAGGGGACGGTTTAGAGCGCGGCGACAGTTATCGAGACGGCCAAGCTAAGGTGCGGGTCACATGACTATTGCTCAAACCGCCGTCACGAGCTTTAAGGTCGAGCTGCTACAAGCAGTCCATAACTTCGGCCCTACTTCGGCGGACACGTTCAAAATAGCGCTGTACACGGCAGCGGCCAATATCGGTGCGGACACGCCTAGCTACACCACGACCGATGAGGTAGTGGGTACCGGCTACGCCGCCGGGGGCAATACGCTGGTAGTCTCACCGGCACCCGCTTCGGGTAACAATATTAACGCGGTCCCGACAGCGTACGTTTCGTTTACCTCCACCGATTGGCCCAGTGCGTCATTTACAGCCCGGGGGGCGCTTATATATAATTCAACCAAAGGTGGCAAAGCCGTGGCCGTGTTGGATTTTGGTGCTGATAAGACGGCAGCAAACACAACGTTCCTCATTACCTTCCCCTCTGCCGATGCGAACAGCGCTATCGTGCGCATTTCATAAGGGCTACCCATGTTTAACGAGCAAACAAACTCAAGCGAGCAAATCCATGCGGGTGTGGCAGCCGCGACCGGTGCATCCGAATCAGCTAAAGGCGGCGGCGTATTCCGTGTGGAGTGCCGCGACGCACAGGGCCAAGTCAAATGGTCTGCGGAAAAGCACAACCTCGTGGTCAATGGGGGCCTGCAGGACATGCTCTCCAAGTACTTCACGGGGTCGGCCTACACAGCGGCTTGGTACGTTGGTGTATACGGCGCAGGCGCATCAAACGACCCCGCAGCGAGCGATACCATGGCCTCCCACGCAGGTTGGACAGAAGTAGTTGCCTACAGCCAAGCAGCCCGCCCATCGGCGGTTTTTAGTACGGCGACGACCGCCAACCCGTCAGTGATTACCAACTCATCGGCCCCAGCCACGTTTTCAATTAATGGCACGACGGTAATCGGCGGCGCGTTCGTGACCTCGGATAGCACCAAAAGCGGAACGGCAGGCGTCTTGTTCTCGGCAGCGGATTTCGCCTCGCCGGGGGATCGCAGTGTGGTTTCGGGGGACACATTAACCGTCACGTACACATACAGCCAGACAGCAACTTAATTAGGAGGCCGTTATGGCAACAGTGTTCAAAAAAGGTGACGCCGTAAAAGTGAACACGGTCGTGCCTCAAGGCCCCGTGCTGGCGCTTCGTATGGACGAAGACGGCGTTGTGTACTACCGGATCGAGTGGACGGATATAAATGGTACAGTGCAGCAGCGCTGGTTTACCGAAGACTCCCTCATCGCCGCTGGAGAATAACAAATGGCAC